CCATTAACTGAGGGGGAGGTTCCCCCCATCAACAAGGTTATACCAAGTCCCAGTGGCTTTGACTTATTGGACGAGGTAGCTCTTGGGGTAAATAGTGGGTACTACCGCCCAAAGTACCGTTGGGATAGGGTTAACGGCGGACAGGGCAGGTGTCTTGAGGATTATGGATCGGCGGTTATTAAAAGTATGTTGGAGTGTTATAAAAGGAATTTTAGGACCACAATCCCAATGTATAAAGCAGCCAATCTTAAACTTAAAATGGTCACTTTGTTGATTATACTTGAGCACAGGGGGGATTTTTTAAGGGACACAGATGGCTTCGCCGATGATTTTCGCAGGTATTTAGCGCGGAACGAGGAAATAGTTGTTTAAATAGGCGATGTTGTATAGAATAAACAGGTCGGACAATAGGTCGAGTGCAGTGGCCGTCTCCTGTAACCCCGCGCCCATCGGGGTCTGCATCATGGGTTAAACCTTTACAGGAGGATTATTATGTCAGACGCAGACCCCTGTTATGCGCACAACCACACCTTGGAAGGGTATTTGGCTCGGGCCGCTAGGCGGGAACCGATCATAGACTTGCAGGGTAATCTTATTTGCAGTAGGGACAGGAAGCCCCCTGAGGGGCAGCAACTTGAAGCAACGTACTGGACAGCTGTAGCCAATGCTGTAGCGTATAAGAATAATCGTAAAGACCGGGACACCCACATTCCTATGGAGGTTCTTCTCGCCTATAAAGAGAGGGTGATGAAGAATGGGATCCCAGAGGACCATCATGCTATCGCCTTTATTAAGGACGAAAGGATCCCCCCTACCATGGACACACCCCTCGTAAACACGAAAGGGAAGCCCTTCACATGGGCATTTTCCGCAATCAACGACTTCGACCCTGAAATGGGTGGATGCCCTAAATACTATGGTCACATGCGGTACTTCTTTGACTATAAGACCGATGACAAGGTTGACCATTTGGTCTGGGGCAACTACGTCCACAAGCAGTTGGAGAACCGTCTTAAAAAGAAGATTGCCCTACCAGAGGACATGCAGAAGTGGGATAAGTGGTGTGTCCTTATCGAGAACCATGCGGAAAAAGTCGGTGGGACTATTGTAGTTGAGAACCAGTACGCTATTGATAAGAACTTCAAGCCCTGCAGCTGGTTTGGGCAAGATGCTTGGGGCCGGGGGATTGTCGATGTGGCAATCATCGCTGGTGATAAGTGTTGGATCTTTGACTGGAAGACTGGCAAGGTATCTGAGAATCTGCTGCAGCTGCAAATTTTCTGCCTGTTCTTGGCCTTCCATTACCCAGACATAAAGACCTTCATCCCACGGTTTATATTCCTGAAATTCGATGAGGTTGGGCCAAAGTACGACCTTAGAATCCAACGTGAAGAGCTCTTACCAGTTATGAAGTTATTGACTGAGAAGCTTGACCGGATTCAAGAAGCTTGGAAGCATGAGAACTTTCCGGCCATGCCTTCTGGGCTGTGCGGTTGGAGACCATGCCACAAGGACTGTGCCTCATATAGAGGGAGGAAGTAATGGCGACTCCAGAGGGAAAAGTTAAAGCCCTTTTGCGTAAAGTGTTAAAGCCTTTTGGAGTGTGGATGTACGCCCCTGTAAGCAATGGCATGGGGGCCCATGGGATACCAGACTACGTGTGCTGTGTCCCACTGGTGGTTACCCCTGATATGGTTGGCAAGAAACTCGGGCTGTTCGTTGGTATTGAAACAAAAGCGCCGGGCAGGAGAGGGCAGCCAGACCGTGGGCTTAGCAAAATGCAGGTGATGCAGAAGAAGCGTATAATGGACGCCAGTGGTTACTACTTCGTCGTTGACGGAATGGATGACATTGAGGACTTAACTGTTTACTTACGATTGGGAGACAAAAATGGGTAAGAGATATAGTAATGTGATGATCGATCTGGAAACTCTTGGAACCGGCGATGATGCCATGGTTATTTCGATCGGGGCTGTCGGTTTTGAATTGGAGTTAACCACCAAAGAAGGGGACCAACTCAGCCGTGGGTTTGAGATTGCCATTGACCCACTGATTGCTGTTGGGGAAATTGATGCCAGTACAGCTATCTGGTGGATGCACCAGAGTAAAGAAGCGCAGGACTCCACGTTCAGTGGGGCCAACAAAGGGATCTCCTCCCAACGGGCGCTGTTATTTTTAGATAATTATTTGCACAACTACACTATTGGTAAGGACGTTCGTGTCTGGGCTAATGGCCCAACGTTTGATCTCACCAAGCTTGAGCGTCTGTTCAAAAAGTTTGAAATGCCACTCCCGTGGAAATACAGTGCTGGGAGAGACGTCAGAACCATGCGCCAGCTTGATTATGAATTGGATCTGGACGCCGAGCTTCCTGAGGAAGGGGTTGGGCACAACTGTCTGGATGATGCTATCTGGCAGGCCAAATACATGATCAACATTTTCAAGGCCCTAAAATGCCAGAAAAAATAATCAAGGGGTACTTTGTTGTCGATGATGACTCCCGGTTTGACGCCTCGGTATTCCCGGACGTCAAGCAGGCCCTTGTTTATGGGAAGCCAGTGGCGGCTGTTCCAGATACGGTCGACCATGCCATGGCTTTACAGGCTATGGGGTATGAGCCAACGTCTCCAATTCTCCGAGGGTATGACTGGCCGGGCCGGTTCAAACCATTTACCCACCAATATACCTCATCTGATTTCTGTGTCCTGAATAAGCGCGGGTTTATTCTTAATGACATGCGGACAGGGAAAACGTTGTCCTCTTTATGGGCGGCTGATTACCTGATGGAGGAGGGCTCCTGCGGGAAGGTTTTGATCTGTGCCCCACTATCCACCCTTGAACGGGTCTGGGGGGATGCTATTTTTAGCAATTTTCCTCACCGGTCGTTCTCTGTTCTTTATGGGAGCAGGGCAAAACGTATTGAGTTACTGGCTGAACCCAAGGATTTTTACATTATAAACCACCATGGGATCCATATAATCAAAGATATTTTGGCAGAGCGCCCGGATATCAATTGGGTGATTATAGATGAGTTGGCTGTTTTCAGGAACAAGGGAACCCAGCTGTGGAGGTCAATGAATGAAATCTGTAACCTCCAATGCCCCCGCGCCGTTTGGGGAATGACTGGGACTCCAACACCAAATGAGCCGACGGATGCTTATGCCCAGTCGAAATTGGTTAAGCCAGAGAATTACGGGGGCTCATTCACACGGTTTAAGAATCTCACAATGATGCAGTTGACCCAATTCAAATGGGTACCGCGCAGGAACATAAATACAGTCATTAACAATATCACCTGCCAGACAGCAGAGGAGGCGGCACATGCGATACTGACCCCGAATATAAGGTTCGAGCGGTCGGTTATATCTGACATGAAGCCATGCTTTATAGAAAGAAAAGCAGAGCTTTCGGCGGCGCAGAAAAAGCACTATCTCGATCTGGTCAGGAGGGCCTTTACCTCCACGGAGATGCAACAGGTCACCGCTGTAAACTCTGCGGTACTGGCCGGGAAGCTGACCCAAGCAGCCTGTGGAATGCTGTATGACGATCAAGGGGAAGTGGTAGAGTTCGACTTCGCCCCACGACTAAAGGTCCTGCAGGAGTTGGTGGAACAGAATAATGAAAAGGTGTTGGTCTTCTGCACGTATAAGGCCATGAACCGGATACTGGTGCGGGAGTTGAGTAAGAAGTACTCCGTTGCCTTGATTGACGGGGATGTCGCACCAAACAAAAGGAATAAGATTTTTCAGGATTTTATGGTGGCGAAGGATCCACATATTATCGTAGCCCACCCACAGACAATGGCCCATGGGCTGGACTTAACCGCCGCGTCTTTGATCATATGGTATGCCCCACCAACCAGCAATGAGCACTTCAATCAAGCCATTGCCCGGATCGATGGAGTGAACCAGAAAGCCAAGCAAGATGTGGCGATGATATCTGCCACAGCAGAAGAGCGGGCAATCTATGCCGGGCTCAGGAATAAGACCAGAATGCAGGACATTGTCCTTGGTTTAGCAAAGAATTTAAAATATTAATTGTAAAGTACTTGACACTTGTAGGACACTGTTGTAACGTATGATAACTACGAAAGGGGACAACCATGCCAAAACAAAAAGCAATAAAAACCTTAGAGACCTTGATTAAGCGGCTCTCTTCGGAGCTAGAAAAACTAAATGCCACCCCTGTTAACCCTGTTATCCCAACAGTGGATCTAGTTATGGATGCCTATGTTTCTGCCCGTGATGAGATTACCCTTTTGGATGCTCGGAAGAAGGACATCAAGACCACCCAAGAGCTTCGAGCGAACTACCTTGATGCCAACATGACCAAGCTTGGGATTAGAAATATGGCCTCTGCGTCTGGCCCAACCTGCTTTTACAAAAAGAAAGAGTTTATCAGTATCGCAGACTGGGACACCTTCCTTGAGCATATTAAGAAAAACGAAAGATGGGACCTCCTTTCCAAGGGGGCCAGTAAATCAGAAGTACTCCACATCATGGGGGAAAAACGAACTGAGCAGCCCCCTCCCGGGGTTAATTACACTGCCGTAACTGAGGTGCAAGTGCGCCGCTAACAACAAGAGGAGAAGACTATGTCACAAGAACTGTCCGTCGTACCCGAAAACATCCCAGCGCATATTTTGGCCCGGATGCAAAACCGCACCACTGAAATTAATGCCTCTGCATTAAGTGGTATCTCTGTTGGATTCCCGCAATCAATCCGAATCAGCAATGGACGTTTCAAAATCGTCAACGCTGAGGGGGAAGAGCATGTCGTGCTTCCAGATGAAATGGTTAATGGGATGTCCCTGCCAATCGTCATTGTGAACGTCCGCGATGGCTTCGAGAAAAGCTACTACGTGGGGGCCTACAACCCTGCGGAAGAGGGCAAAGCCCCAGACTGCTACTCCAGAATGGGCAAAACCCCAGAGGCGGACGCCGCGCTTCCACAGCATACTTCGTGCGCTGGGTGCCCACATAATGCTTTTGGTTCTGGGCGTGATCAGAATGGGAACCCAACCAAAGGGAAGGCCTGTTCGGATAACAAGGTAATGGCCGTATTTTACCGTGGTGGGATCTACCACATGAAGGTTCCACCCGCATCATTGAAGAACCTCGGCATCTATGTAAAACAGCTTGACCGTCGCGAAGGTGGCATCTCTCTTACTGAGGTGGTGACCTTGGCTACGTTCGACGTAACCAGTGAGTTTTCCGTTTTGAAATTTGAGTTCGGCGGATGGTTGGATGAAGCCCAGATTCTTAAAATTGATGAGTTCAGTGTCTCATCTGAGACCATGGATATTGTTTCCCCAAGTGGTGAAAAAGCTGCCCTTGGCGGACAGCAGCAGCTTGACGCACCGGCCCAAGCAGCACCGGCCCAAGCAGCACCGGCCCAAGCAGCACCGGCCCAAGCAGCACCGGCCCAAGCAGCACCTGAGCTACCGGCATTCAACATTCCGGGGTTTGCTAACCCGTATCGTGAGCCGGGCAAACCTTCGCCGGGCAAAGCTCGCAGAACCAAGCAGGAGCTTACCGAGGATGCCGATCGTGAGGCCGCTATTGCTGCCCCAACTGTGGCTGCTACCGCCGCTCCGGCAGTTGATCCTGTGGCTGATGTTATGGGGACTACCCCTGCAGCACAAGTGGCCCCAGCACAAACTGCGCCCCCTGCGGCTGCGGCTGTGACCCCAACCCAAGAGGCTGATCATGCCAACGCTTTGGGGCTGATGTAATATTTTCCCCCGGTTCTGTAAAAAGGTAATGGAAGGGCCTTAGCCCTCCCCCCGGGGATTTTTTAGGAGATGTGATGAAACCAGATAGTGATAGAATACGACTTGCTCTTGAGTACGGTGAGATAACCGTTGCAGAGCTTGCGGAAATGACCAAGATATCCAGACAAACCCTCTACAAGTGGCTCCGTCCAGAGGCAGTGGTTAAGTCAGAGTCCATGCTGCACCTTGTCTACTCGGCTATAAAAAAGATTGAGAAGGCCGTGGATAGGGGGGATCTTCCACTACCAAAAACAGTGCCAAATGAGGCACGAACAGTCGAGCTCTGGAAGGCCATATCCAAATCATGATTGACCTGAAATTGTATTAGGAGGATACTTACTCTCCGACTTTAATTTAAACAACCCAAGGAGCACGTATGACCCTTACAGAGAGACTGCTTCCGACATCTGGATTGGTGTGCGTGTCCGTCCAATCAAACAAGACATTTCAAAATAACTTTTATGATACCCCAGCAATAGCAGAGACCGTAGCCATGGGGCTGGTAGAGAAAGGGCGCACGGTTTACATTGCCCAAGCGACGTACAACACAAAGCGCCGCCTCCAATCAAAAGTTTCCTTTGTAAAAAATTTCTTTTTAGATATCGATTGTGGTCCGGAAAAACCATTTGCAACGCAGGCAGATGGGGTTGACGCATTAAAGCATTTTTGTGCCGAGGTGGAGCTCCCACTCCCGGTTATTGTTAACTCTGGAAATGGGCTGTATGCCCATTGGATATTCAAAGAAGCAGTCACTGCAGCCCAGTGGAAAGCTGGGGCCGATACTCTTAAAGAGCTCACCAAACTGTGCAGCTTTCGGGTCGACCAAGCGAGAACCGCAGATTCTGCCAGTGTTCTTCGCCCGGTGGGCTCACTCCATAGAAAAGATCCAGAGAACTTAAAGCGGGTGGCCATCCACTCAGATGCACCGGACTTCTCGTTTGCGGAGTTGGTGGCTATTATGGACAAAGCCGTTCATAAGCATGGGGGGATGAAAAACTCCGCCCTTGCCCCACCAAAGCCCGCCAGTGATCTTAACGCTGCATTTTACATGGAGTATGAACCGGTTGCCGACGCGGAAAAAATAGCGACCAACTGTAATCAGATGGGGTTGATCAAGAAGTCCCTTGGAAATGTAGAGGAACCCCTATGGTACGCCAGTGTGCAGCTTCTCAGGCATTGCGTTCGGGGGATCGATTACGCCCATGAATGGTCATGTGGGCATCCAGATTATTCAGAAGAAGCAACAGACACCAAACTGTATCAACTGGAAAAAAACAATATTGGCCCGACCACCTGCCAACGCTTTGGGGAATTAAACGCCACTGGTTGTATCGGGTGTAAACATAAATCAACGAAAATGAAGTCCCCAATAACACTCGGCACCATAGTGCCAGAGGCGTTAAAAGAGGAAGAAGAAGAAGTCAGTCCCCCAGCCAACTACACGAGAACCGCGCAGGGGGTATTTTTTGCCCCAGAGGGCGGGGAAAGCCTCAGGGTTTATGACCATGACCTCCGCCCGACAGCCTGCATCAGGGATATGAATGCCAAATGTGAAATGGTAGTTGTCAGCCATAGGATGGCCCACACCGATAAAGACTCAGAATTTTTAATGCGGACATCAACAGTACTTGACCCCCGTGCCCTGTTTGCCTTACTGGCAGATGAGCATGTGCTTGTGGTTGGTACGGAATCGAAAAAACATATGAGTGCCTACATGGAAGGGTTTATAAAAAAGATCCAGAACTCAAAGCCAATATCCAAAGCCTACTCCCAGATGGGTTGGTTTGATGAGGACGACGGAACGCTTGGGTTTACTCTAGGAGACACGGTCTATCACAAAAACCAACCCCCCGTAAAAGTTAAATTAACCGCGAACGCTGACATAACTTCCCATATAAAAGCAGTTGGGTCTAAGTCTGCATGGGTCGCAGCCACCAGAGTATTTAATGATCCCTCCACTCACGCTCATGCTTTTGGGTTTTTAGCTGGCGCATTTGGGGCCCCGTTGATGAAGTTCACAGGGTTCCCCGGGGCGCTGGTATCGATGATTGGTAAGTCAGGCACCGGTAAAACCTTGATGGAATCTCTGGCACAATCTGTTTATGGAAACCCAGAACGCTTAATGATGTTGAAAGATGACACCAAGAACGCCCTGATTGGACGTTTGGGGGTTTATGGGTCACTGCCACTCACAATCGATGAAGTAACCAATATGCACCCACTGGAGCTCTCTGAGTTGGTCTATCGAGTGACACAGGGGCGGGACAAGGTACGCCTTAACCGATCTGCAGTAGAGCGGTCAGTGAGCAATACGTGGAATACCATCGCCGTTGTCAGTTCAAACCACAGCATAGTTGAAAAGCTTGCCACCTTCAAGGGGGATGCCTCCGCAGAGATAAACCGGGTGTTTGAGTTTGTTGTCCCTGAATCCAAGTCCTTCAACCGTGAAGATGCCACAGACCTGTACCGCACCCTCATGACAAATTACGGAAACATCGGGCCAGAGTATGTTAAGCATCTTGTTGATAATCAAGAATACCATCACGAACAGATCCGTATCCTCACAGATAAAATAGCAGAGAAGGCCAACGTACAAGGAGACGAACGATATTGGGTGGCCCTATCAGCGGTAACCCTTTACGGTGGCTCTGTGGCAAAGCAGCAGGGGTTCATAGACTTTGACCTAAAGGGCATAGCCGAGTGGGTTATAGACCAGATTAAAGAAGGGCAGGAGGTCAAGAAAGAATCGATCGTTGACCCAGTCGGGCTTTTTGGACAGTTCTTGGCAAAATATTCAAGCAACATGCTGGGGGTGACCAGAGTAGAGAGAGACGGGAGAACGTTCTACGACGCCGCTATAGAGCCTCGAGGGGAGCTGGTCTGGAGGAAAGAGTTATGGAGTAGCAGGGTGTTCGTTTCCAGAGGGG